ATCTTTTTGTGAATGCCTGACTTCTTTTATTGGTTTTTAATATACTTGATATTAATTGACCATCTAAATCTAAACTATCTTTATTATCGTAAAGCTCTTGGACAACTTGCCTTATAACTCTAGCCCCCAATCTTGGCTTAAAAGAGGTTTTAGGATTTTCAGATAAATCTGGACTGCACAGATCTTGCTTTAGATGAATCCCTCTTTCAATCTTCTTAATTAATCCAGTATCTCCAATTTCATGCATTATCCAACCCGTATTTCCTATAAATACACCTTCACGCATTATCTTCTTATAACCCAATGGCCCCATATCGTGATTCTGGGTTACAAAATTATAAGCATCCCTTAAATACTTATCTCTACTGAATTTATCAAAATAATCACTAACCTCTTGTTTATCTCTGAGGTCTTTGATATCATCATTAATATTTGGTATTAAGAATTGTAGGGCAGAAAATTCCATATTTTCTATTATAAGTTCCCTAAACATTTCGTAGTCACCTTTTGACTTAGCATCAAATTTGATGAGCTTAAACTCAGGAACTTTTCTAAGTTGAGAGAATGCCCTAGTAAATTGTCTAGTTGGTATTTTTGTTAGTCTTGTAAAATTTCTCATAATTTCTTTTATAAAGTTAAAATGAACGTCTTTATATTAATTCATTCCCACAAAGACGGTGTTCATCATTCCCATCAACTTCTTTGTCAAAGTTGTAATCCTCATCGTCCTCGTAAAAATCTCCATTAATATCAAGCTTCTTAAGTCGATATTTCATTACATCTTCCTTAATGCTTTTTATTATTTGATCCATATCTCTTGTCATATTTACTCCTAGTTTAAATAATATTGTTTTTTATACCTTTGAGTGTCTTTAATGAGCTCACCAGCTTTAATCTCACCCTTTTTAAATTGCTTTATAGAAAAATCAAGAAAGATTCTATGATGATAGGATCCTGTTAAATCTATCTTTTTCATAGCATTTCTTAACTGCTTAGCTTCTTTTATTAGTTTACACATATTTCCTCCTTTAATTGATCTATATAGCCTTCTTCATTAATTAGGTAGCTTGAATATTCATCTATATAATGCCCCCCTAATTCTAGTTGAGTATTATCAAGATCAGTAACTTCTCTAGCATGCTTTTTAATCCCATTTTCTTCTATTGTGGAAAAAGCAATTACAGCCTCTTGCTCTATTTTAGATGCTGAATATAATATCTTATAGCTTATGAATTTTTGAAATTTTGTCATAATTACTCCTTTGTTTGAATTGTATTATTAAATATACCCTTAGGTATAGGTCTATTATGACACACCTCTTCCAACCTGTCAAGAGAAATATATATTATATGATATATATGTATCATAAACGGACAATATTATTTTATATATAAATAGTCTTTTTCAGGCATATCTATATAAATATACTTGACATTGCTAAATATAGTATATATACTTTATATATACATTAATTTAATTGATTAAGTCAAAATGACCATTAAAGATTTACTAAATAGATTTGATATTACTCAGGCATCGCTAGGGAAAGAGTTGGGATATACGACTTATGCTGGAGTGTATCGGGCTATTAATAATCCTAAACAACAGGTATTAATTAAGTCTTATTTGAAGGAAAAGATATTGAGGGAAAGAGGGGTTGATATCGACAAGATGATTGAGGGCTTAAAATGAAAAACTTATCTAAAGGATTTGTAGAAGGGTATTATGAGCCAGAAATTATAAAAAAGGATAGTATTTGGAAGAGGTTTATTAAATGGATAAAATGCAAACTATGAGATATTCACTATTTAATTTAATAGAAGATCTAGAGAGGATAGACCAAACCCTACCGCTAGTTCTAACGCAGTCAGAACACCCAATATATTTTATACACAAATACGAAGATCAAGTTTATATAGAAACAAAAGATTCAGGAGATAAAAATAAGCAAACCGTTGGAAATTTTTTATTTATAGCTAAATTATTTGTACAAACAGAAAATAAGATGAGGCCAGATCAACCAAGAAGGATTTATATATTAAGAATTATAGACGAAAAACCAGTACAATTCACCGTTTGTGGCTTAAAGATTATATGCGGTTATGTTTATTTAGATTTAGATAATAATAATTTATAATAGGATTATGACAAAGAAGGACAAAAGAAAAACATTAAGATCAGACTTGGTATTCGTACCCTTCATCCTACTTACAATAGGTGGGTTTATAGTAACATTGATTGATTAAGATTATGACAAATAACAAACTACCAGAAGTAGGGAAGAGATATAAGCAAAAGAAAGGAGGCTGGATTTTAACAGTTAATACAGTTTCTGATCAGATAGGGGCAGTAGAGACAGGGCTTCTATTTGACAGCAGCTCATTTTTAGATGACTTTGAAGAACTACCAGACCAAGAACCAACCACTGGAAAAAATAATTATTTATTTGAGAATGACTCAAATTATCCAGAGTTATTAACGGCAGCGAAATTTGTTGAAGACTTCTTTAAATTAAGAGGGTTTGAGAATTGGGAATTTATGGGCTTGAGAAGTAGGAAAAAGGCTGATGATAAAGTACAAGAGGCTTTAAAAGAAGCTAAAGAAGAATTAAATAATTTTAGCCAAGACCTACTTGATGATGATTATGCCGATGCAGAAGGTATTGAGCTATTCAATGCTTTATATAAATTAGTAGATGCACTAGAAAAAAAAGAGCCTCTTGCATACTCCAACATACAAGAAACCCCTGTTTCTAGTAAAGTAGACTATACAAGTAAATCTATTTGGAAGCCTATTAGTGAGTTGCCAGACCAGCAAGAAGACATCATACTCATTAAATACCACACTGGCAACATCGCTATAGCTTATGTGCTAGAAGGTGATAGGATCTATTGTCCATTTTTATTAACAAAAGAACCGATAGATATACGTAATATTGATACATATTACCGCCTAACCGACTTCATAAACCACCAAGAGTCTTTAGAAAAGAGGATTGAGAGATTAGAATTATTAATAAAGGATAAATAAATATGTGGAATACAATAAATAATACCGAGACAAAAGTCTTAAACGTAGACAAAGAAACTATCATTGAAAAGACAATATCCCCCGATAAAGTCGTAGATATGTATAATGACGTTTTAGAGAAAGCTGAAAAGACAATATCCCGAAGGATCTTAATAAAAGAAAACAATATTAATGTCTCTGTGGTAGAGTTTCAACCTCTTTCAGATACAAACGGATATAGCTATATAATAAGATTTAATTTAAACGGAAAAGAATATATCTTCAAAAAAATAGTAGATTCTTTTGAGAGACAAACTCTTTCCGAAGGAGAGATTCTTGCACTTATTCTGGAATATTACACGCAGGAAGTGACCAAAATTCTACAAAAAGCTTTATTTAAAGAGGCAAGCTGGAGAATTAGAGTCAATAAAAAAGAAATTAAATAGATTCTTAAATATCAGTTAATGAAGAAACGATTAGAGAGAGGTAATAAATGAAGCTAATAAAAAGACCAAGAGCAAAAGAGTTTTTATTTAGCAACAAAGAGGCACAATATATAGCTCATCAACTACTATTCTCAAAGAACAATACTCTAGAATATTGCTGGTCTAATAATCCTAAGCGTTTTAATAAAGTTAAAGGGTGGGAAGATTATATGTCTGAACAATCTTTCTCAACTCCATTTAGAGCAGCAATGTCTTTCTTAAAATACCAGTTTAATGATAATAAACGTTTAAGAAAACAGATTCAGAGCCTTAAAGAGATAATTGAAGAAACAGAGAAACAAAAAAGAGACATAAAAAGGCAAGAACAAGAAATAATCAAGGAAAATAAGGAACAACAATTAAGAAATGCCTATTGTGGCCTAGAATATTAACAAGAGAGGTAATAAATGAAATACAAAACATCAATATCTTTTTCACTAAAAGACTTAACTCCTTACAACAATATTTATTTTTCAAGATATATCGAAGCTCAAGGAATAGTAAGGGAAAGATGGGTTGTAGAGCAAGGGTTGGGTGAGACATTCCAAGAATACAAGTGGATAACCAAGAAAGTTGACCATGTATTTCAAGGAGAGGCTGAACCCTTTAAAGATGTGGATGCAATAATGACTATAGAACAAATAAATAGGGCAAGTTTTACCCTCAAGATTGAGCTCTTACAAGAAAATAGAGTTTTGGGTATAGGTAAGCAACTAATATGCTTTGCAAACAAGCAAGATAAATTAGTAAAAATACCAGACGAAGTTAGAGAGAAATTAAAAATATATTGCGACAATTAAGTAACTCTTATTGTGGGTTAGAATTTTAAAGAAAGAGGTAATAAATGAAAACACTAGAACAGCAAATAGAAGAGTTAGAAGTTGAAATAAAAGGATGGCACGAAAGTTATGATAATCATCCTGATGGATTTGGGGCAGTTGCTATAAGAGATTTAGATGAGTCTTTGAATATTATAAAGCAGCTTCAAGAAGAGAATAAAGAGCTTAGAAAGGGTTTAATAACAATTACTAATATGGTTGATAATCAAAATCCTACACATGAGGCAATCTGGAGAATTGCTGATTTTATTTTAAATAAGTAAAACATGAAAACACTAGAACAAATACAAGAAGAGAATAGGAAAGCAATTATTATAGCTAACAATCCAGAGGCTAAGAATTATAAACAGGCTTTAGAGATGGAGCTTGGTATGAGATGTGGGGTGAAAGTTTCAAGATATTGTGTAATGTCGGATGACGTTATATTTTATTGCAATAAAGAGTCTGTAAAGTTATTAGGAGGTAGCGAAGTGCCTAGAAGTTGGATAGTTGATATTATAGGCAAGCCCCTAACTCTTGATAGAGTGCTTATTGCTTTAGAAGATGTGGCTTGTGACTTGACGCTATCTTTTGATACCTTTGCTGGTGATAACATAGTTAATATCAGATTAGATAATCCTTTTAATTGCGAAGGTAAGTTTAATTGGAACCTAACCAAACCAACCCTAGAAGAACAAACCGAAGAAACGCAAAGAGCAATGAACGAACTATTAAATAATAAACCAGAGGGGGAGGAATGAATAAAGATAATATCTTAGGAAAGGTGATTAAAACTCTCAGAAAGGAAAAGGGGTTGACTCAAAAAGAACTATCTGAATTAGCTTGCATAGGATACGATAATTTAAGAAAGATAGAAACAGGAAGAGTTAATAACCCATCATTTTTTGTTATAATGATGATATGCGTTGGCCTTAAAATATCTATGAACCAATTTTGCTATAAAATGAGCCAAGAGAATTTAAATAATTTTAAACCTATATATAATTATCAACCTTATATTACTGCTTAATTTATGATAAACAACCTAATAAAAGAAGCAACATTGCAGGAAATAAACGAATTGCGAGACAAGACAGAATTAACCCCGCATGAAGTTAATAAATTGCAATACCTAGAACATAAATTATTAACTGATGGTTTTATAAAAGAAATAGAGGCTCTAAAGAAGATGCTTCATAATCAAAACATCCTATTAAGTGCTATGTGCCCTGATTGTAAAATAAAATATCAACTATGAATAAACAACAAATAACTCAAGAGGAGTTTGATAAGAAAGTTGATGAAGCAGTAAACACTGATATTGAAGGACAGCTAATTATCATTAAGAATGAGAAAGTAAGGAGAAAAAAGAAAGATTTAGCAATATTAACTTTAAATTTGAGATATGAGATTAAATAAAACAATACTAACCCTATTACTAGTTTTAATTCCTTCTACTGGGTGGGGGATGAAGTGTGAAAAAGTCAATAAAGCAAAACATATATCAAGATGTGTAGATAAAGAGGTTACCTGCTATACCTACTGGACTGATGCTATCTCATGTATTAAGAACCAAGAGATAACCAATGATTAACTTGCTAAAACCAGATCCAGAATATAGAAACGGCTACAAAGACCCACAGAGGATGCAAGACATCCATGATTTACCATGTTCGCTTTGCTTGTATCTAAAAGAACCACAAAAAAGCCCCACACAAGCCCACCATAGAATAGGATTAGGCTTAGGTAAGAAAGCAAGTGACAGATTTTCAATGGCTTTATGCAGCGACCACCACCAGCACGGCCCTTACGCAATACACCACATAGGAACTAAAGCATTTGAGGAGAAGTTTAATATTAGCCAGGATGATTTAATATTACTGACTGATAGGATGCTTGATCACATAACCGTCACATAAGCAAATCCTTGTTAATAAAGGAATTAACCATATTTCCTATGTCAGGAAAAAGGTTTTTATCACATAAAGAAAAAAAGTATTGACTATCAAAAACATTGTATGTAATATTATTCACTTATATTAAGTAAATACAATTCTTTATGAGTAAAAACCTAGGAAAAATATTAAAACATATCAGGGTATTCAGTAAGTCAACACAAGAAGAGGTGAGTCTTAAGGTTGGGGTAACTAGGGCGCATTTATCTCTAATAGAGAATGGTCACAAAAAACCAGCATTAGATGTTTTGGAGAATTATTCTAAATCTTTTGATATATCTCTTTCTAATATAATGTTATTTGCTGAGAATTATGAGGAAAAAATCTCCTTCAAAAGTCTACTGAAAAAATCTGTGACTGGCACAGCCTTAAAGTTCCTTGATTGGGTTTGTAAAGATAATTAATCTTAATATGGCTAATAAAAGAACAAGAAATATATGGGGTTGTATGAAACAAAGATGTTTAAATATGAATCATACTGCCTATAGATATTACGGTGATCGCGGAATTAAAATTTGTGATAGATGGTTAGAATCATTTGATAACTTTCTTGAGGATATGGGAGATGCCCCAGAAGGCTTGACTATCGACAGGATTGATAACAACGGCAATTATGAGAAATCAAATTGTCGATGGATTACTATGAAAAAACAAAATAAAAATAAAAGAATAAGTAATGGACCAAGAATAAAATATAATCCTCCCGATAAATTAAAAATTGTGAAAAAAATACAAAAAGAGGCCTTGGGAGATGTAGAAATACTAATAGAAAAAGGGCAAATAGATCTCAAAAAGCTAAGAAAAGCTTTAAATCTAACCCAAGAAGAGCTAGCTGATGAAATAGGTTATTCAAGAGAGCATTTAAACTATATAGAAAGAGGAATTAGAAAGCCTGGTAAGAAGCTTTTTAGAGCCATAGAAGAGAAACTAACTGTTTTAGAAGGGGTAAGATCTAAAAACGATCCTGAAACGGCAGGCGATAAGTTTAATAAGAATAATATAGGATATTAGATATGAACGCAGAACAAATAAACAAAGAAAGACTGGAGTTAATACAAAAAGCCAGAAAGGTAAATAGAGAAAGGGAGAAAGAACAAGGGCTTCACCTATGTGGATTTTGTAATAAAGATGTAGATATCTGCAATAATAACTGTAAAGATCGCAAGAATAGAATATCAATCTCTAATTCAAACTAATTAGCCATGAGAATATTATTTATATCAATACTGATAAACTTACTAACTTCTTGCATAACTCCACTTCCACCATGTGAGGGAGATGAGGAGCAGATTTATAGATGTCAGAGCTTAAGGATTCAGGAAGAGCAGTTAAGAAGAACTAGAATGATCCAAATTAATCAAAATCAACAGATTTGGAATGATTGGAATAAGAAGAATGTAAGATCTTATGGAGGGAGATATAACTATTAGCCGGATTAGCTCAGAGGTAGTAGCAACTGTTTTGTAAACAGTAGGTCGTCAGTTCGAATCCGACATCCGGCACCAATGGGTTGTAGCCAAGCGGTAAGGCAACTGGTTTTGATCCAGTCATGCGCAAGTTCGAATCTTGCCAACCCAACCATTATTTGATATTAATATTATTAGGATGTAACTTAGTTATGATTAACTTAATATTAACAAAATAAAAGTTATGAAAAAATGCAAAAAAGGTATAATAAAATTTAAAAGTAAAGTAAGAAAGAAGCTTAAGGATGAGAGGAGGGAGTTAAAGGTTAGAAAAGAATATGCAGATCGTCTTAATAAAGAAAATAATAGTCTGATAGAGCTAAATATTCAAAATACAAAGAATATGCAAGCAACCATTAACCAGAAAGATAAGGAGATAAGAGAGTTAAAACAAGAACTTAAAGCTACAAAAGAAGAGAGGGTTTTAATATTGTATGAAATTGAGCAAGAAAGACATAATATAGTAGACTTGGAAAAAGAAAACAGTAAATTAGTGGTTGAAAAATACGACCTGGAAACAGCATTAAGTATTTGTAATAATAGAATTAAATACGAATTCAGAGGGGAATGATGGATATTTGCCTGGAGTGTAGAAAGGAAGAAGAAATGTCATATGGAACAGAAGAGTTCTGCAAAGGATGCTTTCTTGACAAATACCCTATGATGGTAGAGATATTAAAAACTCTAGAAGAAGCTATAGATGTAAATAAAGAAGTGCTAAAATTAACTGATGAGCAATTAAAGAAAGCTTATCTTGATAGAGATCACTTAAGAGGCTTTATGTGGGGATTGCAATGTGCTTTAAACGCAGGAGCATTAAAAGATAGTAATGAGAAGATTAAAAACAGAATTAAACTAGCTTTATCTTAACACAATACTAACTAAGAGCTAGAATATGACTAAGAGAAAGAAGAGTTTAGGAAAAACCAAAGCAGGAACAGAAAGAAAGAGAGAGCCAAGAGAAGGGGATGGAAGGCCGACTAAGTACACCAAAGAGCTAGGAGAAGAGATAGCTAGATTAATGACTCATAATACAATTCAAAAGACCTGTGAGCTAGTAAATATAAACCCTGATACGTATTATGAATGGATATATAAATACAAAGACTTTTCCGAAATTTCCACGGAAGCCAGGAAAACAAAGGCCATAAAACACTTCACAGAATGCGAAAATATCTTAGAAGAGATGAAATATAGACAAGATGATGAGGAGGTTAGAGCAGATATAGTAAGATTAAGATTAGATTTCCACTTAAGATTAGCAGGTAAAGCAAACCAAGGACTATTTGGTGATCAAGCTAAGAACAATATCCAAGTTACAGTTGACAATAAGGATGTTGATGTTCCAACAAGACAAACTCAAGAAGAATGGGAGGCAAATAGTGCATAATTGCCTAAAAAATGAACCCGCATAAATACTGGCTTGAGGCAACTCCCCCCACCGTACGGATAAAATAATATTTATAATAAATGAACTACTCTTGGAGACCACAAAAAGGAACACAACTAAAAGCAATAACGGCAACATGGTGTGAGGAATTGTTTTTCGGTGGAGCAAGGGGAGGTGGTAAATCAGATTTCCTACTGGGTGATTTTGCTCAAGATGTGAATGTATATAAAGAGCATTGGCACGGCATACTATTCCGTAAACTATATAAAGAACTTGATGAGTTAATCAAAAGAAGCCACCAAATATTCCTTCCAATGGGAGCAGTTTTTAAAGTTCAAGAAAAGAAATGGGTATTTCCTAATGGGGCTACATTAAGATTAGCAGCAATGGAAAGAGATGAAGATGCAGACAAATACCAAGGCCACCAATTCACTTGGATAGGCTTTGATGAACTCCCTAACTGGGCTAATGATAATGGATATAATAAACTAAAAGCCTGTTTGCGTAGTGCTCACAATGTCCAACATAAAAGAATCAGATCCTCTGGAAACCCAGGTGGAGCTGGACAAGATTGGGTGAAGAAACGTTTTATTGATCCATGCCCCGAAGGATTTACCCCACTAAAAGACATTAAATACATCAACATAAATACCGGAAGCCAGATAGAGCTAGAAGATGTTGATGAAGCAATAGTAAGAGATCCAGACTGGAAGAAGATAGAGTCTGTTAGGATGTTCATCCCCTCAAGACTCCAAGATAACAAAATATTGATGGAGAATGACCCTTTTTATATTGCTAAACTAGCACAAGCAGGTGGAAAAGAGCTGGTTAAAGCTTGGTTAGCTGGTGATTGGAATGCTATCGAAGGAGCTTATTTTGATGATTTCGACAGAACTAAACATATAGTAAATGACTTCATAATCCCAGCCCATTGGCATAGAGTTAGAGCTTTTGACTGGGGATATTCTGCACCATTCTGCGTATTGTGGGGAGCTGTTAGTGATGGAACACTTATTGACACAGGGACGGGCACCCTATTCTTCCCTAAAGGAGCAATAGTTATTTACCGTGAATATTATGGAACCACTGGCAAACCTAATGAAGGAATAAAGATTAACGCTGATGAGATAGCTAGAGAGATTAAAAAGATGCAAGATGGTGAAGAAATTAATGACCAGGTAGCAGATCCAGCAATATTTGATGTAAGTGTTGGTGTTTCTATCAATGAACAAATGAACAAAGAGGGGGTGGTTTGGAGGCCTGCGGACAATAAACGCGTGGCTGGATGGCAACAAATAAGAACTAGATTAAAAGGGGTTGACAATAAACCCTTGCTATTTATAATGACTTCATGTAAGTCATTAACTCGGACAATTCCGATAATGCAATATGATAAAACTAAGCCGGAAGACTTAGATACTAAGTTAGAGGATCATGCTTTAGATACATTGCGTTATTTATGTATGAGTAGGCCACTAACTAATGAATTGCCAGCGCAACTGCCAGAAATTGCAGAGCAATGGTGGAAAGATTTTAACCCTCATAATGTGAGGAAAGGGAGGATCAATGAAGGGTAATTTTATAAGGAGTTGGGATCGACCGAAGCCCATAAAAAAAGATATAGATAAGTGGGATAAGATAGGAGAAGAATCTCCTATAGCTAAAAAAAGAACTATGAAACTAAATAAAACAAGGCGCTTCAGCGTTGTTTATCAGTTAGATACTAACAAGATAAACAATACAGATGGCCGAAGTACAAGTAGAACAATCTAAAGACCTTAGCACTTCTAAAGGAAAAGCAGCTCTAGTAGATATTTGGAGTGCAGAAATAGAAAATGCTAGTAATTACGAGAAGAACTTTAGAAAAGAAGCCCAGTCTTATATTAATAGATATAAGAACAGTAATACCAACAGTGCAGATACAGCCATTGAGGGATATAATGTTTTTTGGTCAAACACCCAAACACTAAGACCATTAGTATTCTCCAACCTACCTAATCCAAACATTACCCGCAGATTCCTAGATAAGGATGAGAATTCACGTATCTTGTCAGAAATGATGGAGCGTTCTCTTTCTTTATTTTTAGAAGAATCAAACGCAGTAAATACATTCAATAAATCAAGAGATGATTACCTAATCCCAGGAAGAGGAATTGTAAGGGTTATTTTTGATCCTGCTGATATTGTAGAGACAGTAGAAGTCACAGTTGATGAAGATACTGGAGATAGAGTAGAAGAAGTTATAGAAGATGAAGATTTAGATACAAAAAGAGTAAGACCAGAATATGTAGAATGGGATGATTTAAGAATGTCCACAGAAACCACATGGGAACAAGTAAGGTGGATATCTTTTAGACATTTGATGACAAGAGATGAATTAACTGAAAAGTTTGGATCTATTGGTAAGAAAGTTGATTTAAACTACTCCACAGCCGATAAAGATACTCAAGACAAACATAAAGATAATGAAATCTTCAAAAGAGCTGAAGTATGGGAAGTATGGGATAAAACTTCAGAAAGAATTATATGGTTAACTCTAGGTGGCAATGGAATAGTTCTTAGTGATGAAGAAGATAATTACAATCTAAAAGGATTCTTCCCCACACCCAAACCATTAGGAAGCGACTTTAACCCTACTGGGCTTACACCTATTCCTTTGTTTAGAATGTATATCTCCCAAGCGGATGAATTAAATGTGCTTGATACTAGGATTAGGGCTTTAGTTGAACAAGTTAAATTCTGTGGTGTTTATAATAGCATGGCAGAAAACACTAACATTGAATCTATAATGAACGGTGAAGATGGGGAGTTCGCACCACTTCAAGGAAT